AGATGCAACTTAAGCAAGCAGAGGTTGCATTTGAAATTGAGAAGATGAAGAATGAAGCCATGCTTAAGAAGATGCTTATGGCTGATGAGTTCCAATATCAAATGCAGGTTGCGGGTATTAAGGAATCATCTCTTCAGTCGAGAGAGGATATGAAAGAGAAGGCAAAGGCAAAACGAATTAGTCAACAAAATACAGAACAGTCTAAACTCATAAACCAAAGAAAAAATAATCTACCTCCATTGAACTTTGAATCAAATGAGGATAGCTTAGATGGTTTTGATATGGCTGAGTTTGAGCCTAGATAAAAAATAATTATTTTTTGTATAAATTTGTAACAAATTAAATTCAATCTAATGGAAATTAAAGTAAGGGCAATTGAAACAATTGAACCAAAAAGTATTCAAGAAGTAGAAAAAGAACTACTTCAGAAACATGAGGAAGAGGTAAATTCTGTACAGGAAGATGTACAAGAACTTGTACAAGAACCTGTACAACAAGAACCCGTGGAAGAGGAGTTAAGTGAGGAGAAAGTTCTTTCATATATAGGTAAAAGATATAATAAGCAAATCAATTCATTTGATGAATTGGTGGCTGAGCGTCAGGAAAGCGAGCCGCTTCCCGAAGACGTAGCTGCTTATATGAAGTATAAAAAGGAGACAGGACGTGGATTTGAAGACTTCATCAAGTTGAAGAAGGATTTTGATTCTATGGACCCTGACAATCTTCTAAAAGAATATCTTGCTATAACCCAAGTAGGACTTGATGCAGAAGACATTGAGGCTATGATGGATGACTACAGATACGATGAAGACGTAGATGATGAGTCAAAAGTCAAAAAGGTTAAGATAGCAAGAAAAAAGGCTATTGCTGAAGCTAAAAAGTTCTTTACTGAACAGAAAGAGAAATACAAACTGCCGCTTGAGTCAAGTGGATTAGGAGTTTCTCAGGAAGAAAAAGAAGAATTTGAGGCTTATAAGCAATACATTCAACAGGCGAAGACGATACAGGAAGAGAATGAGCGGAAGCGTAAATGGTTTGACCAAAAGTCAGATGAGGTCTTTAGTAAAGACTTTAAAGGTTTTGAGTTCAACATTAATGACAAGAAGATTACATTTTCTCCCGGTGACTCTGCTGAACTTAGGAAAGCACAGTCTAACCCAATGAACTTTATAAATAAGTTTTTGGATGATAGTGGTCTAATAAAGGATGCAGCAGGATACCATAAGTCTTTATCAGTAGCGATGAATCCTGAAAAATTTGCCAAGTTCTTTTATGAACAAGGTTTGGCAGATGCGACAGAGGATGTGCTCCGTAAGACAAAGAATATAAATATGTCAGAACGCAAAGCACCTGAAGCTGTAAGTAAAGGAGGAATGCAAATTAGAGCGGTGAATCAAGACTCAGGAAGAGGATTGAAAATCCGTAGTATTAAAAAAGTTTAACAATTTAAAAATTAAAAAAAATGGCAGTTTTACCAAGTCCCGGGTATCAGCTCCAACCAAGTGCGGAGCAGGTCCCATTGTCCACTAACTATATTACCAACTTCAACTTCTTGAATCAGTATCTTCCTGATACTTATGAGAAGGAGTTCGAGCGTTATGGTAATCGTACTGTAGCATCTTTCCTTCGTTTGGTAGGTGCAGAAATGCCTTCTAACTCAGACATGATTAAGTGGGCTGAGCAAGGTCGTTTGCACACTAAATACGTAGATTGTGCTTCTTCAGGTGTAGCAGGAGATGATGATGCTACTATCACTGTATCTGATGCAGGCGTAACAGCTATTGCAATCCGTGCAGGTCAGACAGTTTACATCTCTGATAACGCTACAGGTCTTTCAAATAAAGGTATCGTAACAGCGGTTAATACTACAACAAATACTTTTGATGTAGCTTACTACGAAGCAGGTGGTCAAACATTTGCTAATACAGATACTTTGTCTGTTTGGATTTATGGTTCTGAGTTTAAGAAAGGAACAGTTGGAATGATTGGTTCTTTGGAAGCTCAAGATGAAATCTTCGATAACTCTCCAATCATTATCAAGGACAAATACGCTGTAAGCGGTTCTGATATGGCTCAAATCGGATGGGTAGAAGTAACTACAGAAAACGGTGCTACAGGATACCTTTGGTATCTTAAGAGTGAGCATGAGACTCGTCTTCGTTTCGAGGATTACCTTGAGACTGCAATGATTGAGGCTGTTCCTGCTGAAACAGGTTCAGGTGTTGCTAACTCTGCACTTAACCCAATCTACGGTAACAAAGGTTCAGAAGGTATCTTCTACGTTGTTAACGACCGTGGTAACGTTTGGGGTGGTGGTAACCCAACCAATTTGGTTGATTTCGATGCTATCATCTCTCGTCTTGATAAGCAAGGTGCTATCGAAGAGAACGTAATCTTCGTAAATCGTCAGTTCAGCTTTGATATTGATGATATGCTTGCTGCTCAAAACAGCTATGGAGCAAATGGTACATCTTATGGTCTTTTCCAAAATGACAAAGACATGGCTCTTAACCTTGGTTTCACAGGATTCCGCAGAGGTTATGACTTCTATAAGTCTGATTGGAAATACCTGAACGACCCAACCATGCGTGGTGGTCTTCCTGTAGGTGCTTCTGCTTCAGGTACTGTTACAGGTCTTTTGGTTCCTGCCGGTTCAACTACCGTGTACGACCAAATCCTTGGCAAGAATGCTAAGCGTCCTTTCCTCCATGTTCGTTACCGTGCTTCTGAAACTGAAGACAGAAGGTATAAGACTTGGATTACAGGTTCTGCAGGTGGTGCTCAAACAAGCGACCTCGATGCAATGGAAGTCAACTTCCTTTCTGAGCGTTGCGTGTGTACCCTTGGTGCTAACAACTTCGTGTTGTTCCGCTACGGTTCCTAAATATAAAAAGGGGAGTGTCTTCAAAGACACTCTCCTTATTTTAAATTAAATTAAATTATATTAAATGAAAAAGAATACGACTCCTACGGATAAGATTTATAAGCTAAAGGGTGACGCAGCTCCCCTATCATACACGCTGCCATCAAGAAATAATAAAAGATACCCTCTTCTTTGGTTTGATGAAGAGAATAATGTTAATAGACCTCTTAGGTATGCTATAAACCAAAAGTCGCCATTTGAGGATGAGCAGGACGGAAACGCTATCGTAGAGCCTATTATATTTGAAAACGGATTTCTTAGGGTTCCTAAAAACAACCCTGTACTTCAACAATTTCTTTACTATCATCCTTTAAATGGAAGGACGTTTATTGAGGTAGACTATGAAAAAGATGCAAGTAAAGAGGTTGATAATCTTTCTGCTGAAGTAGATGCTTTGGTAGAAGCCCGTCAGCTTAGCTTAGAGCAGCTTGAAACAGTATCAAGGGTTTTATTTGGTAAAGACCCATCAAGGTATACTACTGCTGAACTGAAAAGAGATGTTCTAATCTATGCTAAAAAAGACCCTAAAGGGTTTATGAACATGATTAATGACCCAATGCTTAAGCTGCAGTCAAATGTTCATGTGTTCTTTGAGAATAAGCTTTTGACGTTTAGGAATGGACGTAAAGAAGTATGGTTTAATACCAACTCAAATAAAAAGAAAATGCTTACGGTACCATACGGGGAAGACCCATATTTTAGCGTATCTAATTTTCTAAAAACTGACGAAGGAATTGACGCTTTGAAAATGCTTGAAAATAGCTTATCTTAGCTTGTCAGAATATACTCATGTTTTGGTTAAAGTTTGATGAACGGGGGGTACTTCTGTACCCTCCTTTTTTTTATTTATCTTTGTAAAAAGAACACAGATGATTAACTCAGTTAGGAATACAGTATTGTCTGTTTTGAACAAGAACAACTATGGATATATCTCTCCATCGGATTTTAACTTGTATGCAAAGCAAGCACAGATGGAGGTTTTTGAAGAATACTTTTCTCAATACAATAAGATTGTAAACATGGAAAACGCCCGCATGTCGGGTACTTCCTATGCGGATTTAGGTAAAGTTCTTCAGGAGGCAATAGAAGTATTTTCAGTTACATCATCATTGTCTCAAGTTTCTCCCGGTACAAATAGATACTATCTTCCTTCTGTACCTACAACGGGGTACGACTACTATATGATTAATAAAGTCTTGTGCTATGATGCATCAGGTCTAACAAGAGTATTTAAGGGTGAAGCTGAAAAGGTTAATCACAGTAAGATAACCATGTTGAATAATTCATTACTGACTGCTCCAACAGAAACCTATCCTGCATATATCCAAGAAGGCGGTATAATGACAGTGTATCCTGATACCATCAATCTGCAAAACGAGGTTGATGCTCAATACTTTAGGTATCCAAAAGACCCTAAATGGACATACATAACTCTTTTTAATGGCGAGCCATCATTTGACCAATCTCAACTTGATTATCAAGATTTTGAGGTTCCTATTGAAGACGAATACAAATTGGTAGTAAAAATATTACAATATGCAGGAGTTTCTATTCGTGAGGGAGAGGTAGTTCAGTTTGGTATGGGTCAAGAACAGCTACAACAACAACCAAATTTTAGTTAGTAATAAAAATAAATAATGGCATACATATCCCAATATCAATATTACGACAATGGCGGTGTAAATCCCGAAGATAAAAATTGGGGTTCATACCAATACGTAAGTCTTTATGATATAGTAAACAACTTCTTATTGATGTACTCAGGGAATCATTCCTTGGTAAATAATGAGGAGCGTTACAAGATTCTATTTCATGCAAAGCGTGCTATTCAAGAACTTAACTATGATGCATTTAAAGAAATTAAAGTACTACAGCTTACGGTTGATGATGGACTTAGGTACATATTGCCTTCTGATTATGTGAATTGGGTTAGGGTAAACCTGTACAAAGACGGGTATCTGAGACCATTGACTGAAAATATTCAAGTATTGTCATCGTCTGCTTATCTGCAAGACCAACAAGGCAAGATACTTTTTGACCAAAACGGTAACGTTCTTGAGCCTCAAAATTCTGAGATAGATTATCAAAGACTTCATGGCACAAAGAAGAGTATATATCTTAATCCTAATAGCCCTTATAATGGGCAATATGGTTGGGACGTAGATGGTGTTTGGTATTTTGATTATAGTCTTGGTGAAAGATATGGTTTAAATAATGAGACAGCCAATTTCAATCCTACATTTAATATTGATAAGAAGGCGGGGGTTATTAACTTTAACTCAGACATGTATGGTCAGTCAGTTATTCTTGAGTACATTTCTGATGGTATGGAGAATGGTGATGACTCACTTGTTTCTGTAAATAAGTTATTTGAGAAATACATATATGCTTATATTCAATATGAAATACTAAACTCTAAACTTGGTGTTCAGGAATACATAGTGAATAGGGCAAGGAAAGAGAAAACTGCATTACTTAGAAACGCTAAGATTAGGATTAGTAACATACATCCGGGCAGACTACTAATGAATCTGCGTGGCATGGATAAGTGGTTAAAATAATATGGCAAATATTACGAGGAATTTTACTGCGGGTAGGATGAATAAGGTTGTTGATGAACGCCTTGTTCCAAATGGAGAATACATTGATGCACTCAATGTTCGCATGGGGTCTACTGAACAGTCTGAAATAGGTGTCATTGAAAATACAAAAGGTAATATACCTCTAACTTCATTAACGTATATAGATGGTACACCTTTAAGTTCTGCAGCAAAATGTATAGGTGCCATAGAGGATAGTGCAAATGAAACCATATATTGGTTTATACATGACAGCAACTTTCCTATTGGTGCTACAGGTAAGCTTGATATGATTGTGTCATTCAATGTTTACACAAGCATACTTACGTATCACGTAATTAGTATAGACGATGGAGATGGTATAAATACCACTCTTAATTTTAACCCACAATATTTAATTACAGGAGTTGATATTATAGAAGACTTGTTGTTTTTTACAGATGACTATAATGCTCCAAGATTTATAAATAGAAAAAGAAACTATGCCAATCCCGTTGGCAATGTAGACCAATTCAGTGCTGAGTCTTTGCTTGTTATAAAGAAGCCACCAATTGCATCTCCTGCAATACAGCCTATAGTTACAGGTGGTCAGGACAATTTCATGGAGACGAGGTATATCTGTTTTGCGTACAGATATAGGTATCAAGATAATGAGTACTCTGCAACATCGCAATTCTCTGCACCTGCATTTATAC